GAGGGGGCAAAACGATGACAGACGATCAGAAAGCAAAAATAAAAGATCTTCGTAGGAAGGGCGAGGGATACAAGAAAATCGCGCAGCTCATCGGATTGTCCGAAAACACCGTGAAGTCTTTTTGCCGCAGATCGGCGATAGCGAGGCAGGAGACAGCTGTGCCCATAAAGCATGACCCCGCTTGTGAATGCTGCGGCAAGAAGATGGAGCAAATCCCCGGAAGAAAAAAGCGGCGCTTCTGCTCTGATGCCTGTCGGCAGAAATGGTGGAACAGTCATCTTCATCTCGTGCAGCGCAAGGCTGTCTATCGGCTGACGTGTCATCATTGCGGTAGAACCTTTGAGATTTATGGCAACAGTCGAAGGAAATACTGCTCTCATGCGTGCTACATCGCCGAGCGGTTTGGTGGATGCAAGAGTACCCGTACTGAGCCATTCTTGCCCGTCAGAGGTGATCACTCATGACGAAGGAAGAGTTTCATAACGAAAAAATGTACCAAGCCACTATGGGCATGGTACGCCGTATGCACTCCGAGGGGCTGATCTCCCCGGAGGAGTATGAACGTGTGGAGCGAATCTTCCTCAAAAAATATAAACCGCTGATCGGCACGGTATATGCGGGAATGGCGTTGACTCCCTGCCCAAGTTGAGGGATATATGGTGAGGGGTGATACAAATGAAGATTACACGCATAGAGCCGACGGTGGCGACACTTACGCCCAAAAAGAAAGTGGCGGCGTATGCCCGTGTTTCCATGGAATCCGACCGACTGAATCATTCACTCTCGGCACAGGTCAGCTGTTACAGCAATCTCATCCAGAAGAATCCCGCGTGGATTTATGTCGGGGTGTACGCCGACAGCGGTATCTCCGGCGGCGACATCCGACGCAGGACGGAATTCAAGCGTCTGGTCGAGGATTGTGATGCCGGGAAAATCGACATCATTCTGTGCAAGAGTATTTCAAGATTTGCCAGAAACACGGTAGACCTCTTGGAAACGGTGCGACATCTGAAATCCCTCGGCATTGACGTTTGGTTCGAGAAGGAGAACATCAAGTCGCTCTCGGCGGACGGGGAACACATGCTTGGAATCTTGGCGGGCTTTGCTGAGGAGGAGAGTCGCAGCCAGTCCGACAATGCCAAGTGGTCGATTCAGAAGAAATTCGAGCGTGGAGAGCAATGGCACACGGCAGCTTATGGCTACCGATGGGACGGAAAATCCTTCGTTATCTGCGAGGAAGAGGCAAATGCCATACGGGTGATCTATGATAATTTCCTGAGGGACGTACCCCTTCGGCAGACCTCCCGCTGGCTTGCGGAACACGGCTATGCCTGCTCCATGTTCTTTATCCGCTATGTTTTGCAGAACATGGTCTATGTCGGGGACGTTCTCCTGCAACGCTATATTACGGAAAATCCTCGGACGCACAGAATCATCGAGAACAAGGGTCAGCTGCCGCGCTACTACATCACAGACAATCATCCTGCCATCATTGACCGTGCTACGTTTGAGAAGGTGCAGGAGAAAATCAGGGCGAGCTACGAGTTCAATCCGGCGGCGCATCGCATCGTAAAGCCGAGCTGCTTCTCGGCGAAAATCATCTGCGGCAGATGCGGTGCGCATTTCGTCAAAGGAGTGACCAGAACCAACGGGTATGACGGCTTGCAGGAGCATTGGTTTTGTTACGACAAAATCCGCAAGCGGACGTGCAACGCCGGAAACATCCGAGGGTATCGACTGCGGGAGGCTTCCTGCGAGGTGTTGGAGCTGACGGAGTTTGATGAGAATGTCTTTGCCAAGACCGTAGAGAAAATCCGCACCACCGATACAGACATCTTGGAATTCCAGTTCTATGACGGCACGGTCAAGACGGCAAGAATCCACTACTTCGATCAAGCGGAAAAGAAGCACACCGACCCGCATAAAAAGCCGTTCGGCTACCGATGGAGCAAAAACGGCTATGTAATCGTTCCCAAAGAAGCCGAGGCAGTCCGATTGATCTTCCAATACTACCTCGACGGCTTACAAATCACCGACATCTCACGAAAACTGGAAGCTGACGGCTATGGCAGCGTTCGCGGGAAAATATCCCGCAAGCTGATCGCCTACACACTGGACAGTGACTTCTACCTCGGTGTTCGCCGAATCAAGGCGCAGTTCTCCGAGAGCGGGAAGGATGAGGTCATCAAAAACGACCACGAGCCGTTGGTGACGCAGGAGATATTCAATGCTGTCCAAGTGCGGCGGCAAGCTGAATACAGACGATGGAAAGGACGTGAGCGCGATGCGAAGTGTGACGGTCATCCCCGCCAGCATCCATAGATTTTCGGAAGTGCCGCTGGCGAGCGCAGAAAAACGTAAAGTGGCGGCGTATGCACGAGTCTCAACGGACAATGAGGATCAGAAAACCTCCTACGCCGCCCAAGTGGACTATTACACCAATTACATCAAGAGTCGCTCGAATTGGGAGTTCGCCGGGATGTATTCGGATGAAGGCGTGACAGGAACTTCTCTGAAAAAGCGTGAGGGATTTACCCGTATGGTGCAGGACGCTCTGGACGGCAAAATCCAGCTGATTGTCACGAAATCTGTGTCACGTTTCGCCAGAAACACGGTGGACAGCCTCACAACGATACGGAAACTCAAGGAGCACGGCATCGAGGTCTACTTTGAAAAAGAGGCGATCTGGACATTTCAGGCGCGTGGTGAAATCCTCTTGACAATTCTTTCCAGCCTATCGCAAGAGGAAGCGAGGAGCATTTCCGAGAACGTCACATGGGGCTTGCGGAAGAGGTTCGCAGACGGCAAGTTCTCCGTCGGCTACTCGCGCTTTCTCGGCTACGACAAGGGCGAGGATGGAAATCTTGCCATCAACGAGGAGCAGGCCAAGATCGTGCGGCTCATCTTCCGGCTTTTCCTTGAGGGTATGACGGCTTGCCGAATTGCCAAGGAACTGGCCGCACGGCATATCTTGACGGTCACGGGCAAGGAGAAATGGAACGCCAAGACCATCCGGGGAGTTCTCGCCAACGAGAAGTACACGGGATGCGCGAGAATCCAGAAGACCTTCACGCCGGACTTCCTCACCAAGAAAGCCGTCAAGAACTGCGGGCAAGTGCCAAGCTACTTCGTGGAACAGAGCCATCCTGCGATCATCGACCCTGCCGTGTTCGAGATGGTGCAGCGGGAGAGGGAGCGACGCACACGGGAAGGCGGGAGATACAGCGGCGTGAGCATTTTCTCGGGGAAAATCCGGTGCGGCGAGTGCGGCGGCTCTTTCGGTTCTAAGGTTTGGCACTCCACGGATAAATACAGACGCACCATCTACCGTTGCAACAACAAGTATGACGGGCAGAAATGCCAGACGCCCCATGTGACGGAGGATGAAATCAAGGAAGCATTTGTTACGGCATTCAATCGTCTGGTGACGGAGCGGGAGGAGATCATCGCCAATGCGCGGTTTGTCAGGCAGACCCTTTGCGACACGACGGCGCTTGCAGAGGAGAAAGCCAAGCTGCAGCAGGAACTGGCGGTACTGGTGGAGATGACGGAAAAATGCATCCGCGAGAACGCCCGCATTGCACAGAACCAGGAAGAGTATCAGAAGCACTACGAGGGGCTTGTGGTGCGATATGATGCCGCAAAGGAACGGTTCGACGAGGTGACGGAAGCCATCTCTGCTAAGGAAGTGCAGTCTGAGCGATTGGCAGTGTTTATCAAGCAGCTCAAGACCCAGACCGAGCCTGTGGCGGAGTTTGACAATCAGCTTTGGACGAGCATGGTGAAGTACGTGACCGTGGGTAAGGATATGACGGTGGTGTTTTGGGATGAGACGGGGATTTGAAAAGAGGCACTCTGTCGTTTTTCGGCGGGGTGCTAAATTTTTTGACGAATTTTCTTCATGGGTAAATTTTTACCCATTGCTTATGCTATAATGAAATTGAGGATAAGGAAAGACGAAACAAATTCATAAGGGAGGGATGCCAATGAATGTTTATGCCCGGGACAATAAGAAAATGCTCAATATGCTGATACTGGAGATCCTGAAGGAATACACCGATGCCGACCATCGACTGACCCAGCAGGAAATCATCGACCTTCTCAAGCTGAACTACGGTGCGGAGTGCGACCGACGTTCCATCCGCAACAATATCCGCTCTCTCCAGGACATGGGCTACGAAATCGCGATGGAGCGCGGCTGGTATCTGGCAGAGC